CTCGCGTTTTCAGCTCAAAAACCTGAAGCGAGTCCGTTCAAAGACCGCCACTACTCCGCGAGTTCGATGTTTACCGAGGCCGTGGAAACCGAACTCACCTTCGAAGAAATCGAAGAAAAGCCCGGTCTCGGCGCCCAACTCTTCAGCAAGGTGCAAGCCCTGCTCTCTGGCAAACAGGCCAAGGATGACGGCGAGTTCGCCCAGATCAGCCAGGCCGTTGAAGCTGTCGCCGAGCATGTCAAGGATCTGCCCGACCAGCTGGCCGCTGAGAAAAAATTCTCCGCAGACCTGAAAACCAGCCTGGATAAGCTCAGCACTGACTTCAACGAACTGATCAAGCGCCTGGGCGAAACCCAGGACCACAGCCAAACCAAACGGCCAGCCGCGACCGGCGGCGACGGCGCTGTGCTGACCGCCTACTGATCACTTCGGCCCCCTAACGAGCTCCACAGGAGAACACCATGCGTAACGAAACACGGCTTGCCTTCAACGGCTTCACCAAACAGGTTGCATCGATCAACTCCGTCGGGTCGGTGGCGGAGAAATTCACCGTCACCCCTTCTGTTCAGCAGAAGCTGGAAACAGCAATTCAGGAATCCAGCGCCTTCCTGAAAAAAATCAACGTGCTGGGCGTCGATGAGAAAGACGGCGAGGCAGTGATTCTCGGGGTCGGCTCGACGATTGCCGGCCGCACTGACACCAACCAGACCGCACGCAACCCTCGCGGCGTTAGCTCGCTCAAGAACGACACGTACAGCTGCAAAAAGACCGACTTCGACACCGCGATTCCTTATGCGCTGCTGGATGCCTGGGCAAAATTCCCGGACTTCCAGGCTCGCCTGTCCGGTGCGATCGTTGAGCGCCAGGCGCTTGACCGCATCATGATCGGCTTCAACGGCACCAGCGCTGCGCCGACGACCGATCGAGCCACCCATCCATTGCTGGAAGACGTGAACGTGGGCTGGCTGGAGAAATACCGCACCAAGGCGCCAGAACGTGTCCTGAGCAGCGGCAAGGTGGCGGGCAAAGTCACCATCGGCCCGACTGGCGACTACAAGACCCTCGACGGTCTGGTTTACGACGCAATCCAGCTGCTGGACCCATGGCATCGCAAGCGTCCAGATCTGGTCGTCCTGGTCGATCGCAACCTGCTGCACGCGAAGTTCCTGGCCAACATCGAAGGCGCTGCAGACAACGAAAACGAGCTGGCAGCCGCGCGGATTCTCGCTAACGGCACCCTGGGCGGCTTGCCGATCGAAGACGCACCGTTCTTCATCGACGGCGGCATCATGATCACCACGCTGAAGAACCTGTCGATCTACTTCCAGATCAGCAGCCGTCGTCGCATGACCAAGGACGAGCCGGAGCGTGATCGCATCGCCGATTATCAATCGTCGAACGAGGATTACGTGATCGAAGACTTCGGTCTCGGCGCCCTGGTCGAAAACATCGAAGAGGCCGCGTAACAATGGCCCTCTCCCTCGCTCAACGTCACCGGCTGAAGGCACTTGCCTCGCAGGAGGCCGCTGCCGCTTCGCCCGCCGTTTCGATGGCGGGCGGGACGGCCTACGAAATGCAGCTGGCCCAGCTGCTGCAGGATCGTCTGCGCCTCAAACAGATCCAGTCGAACGAAGGCAAAGCCGCGCTCAAGTTGCAGCTTCTGCCGGCTTACGTGCCTTACATCGACGGTGTTCTGGCAACGGGTAACGGCGCTCAGGACGAAGTACTCACCACCATCATGATCTGGCGTGTGGATGCCGCCGATTACAACGGCGCTCTCGACATTGCTGCATATGTGTTGCAGCACAACCTGCTGATGCCTGATCGCTTCGAACGGACCACCGGCTGCCTGGTCGCCGAAGAAGTCGCGGAAGCGGCGTTGAGCTCTCAGAAAACCGGTGGTGGATTCGATCTGGCCATCTTGCATCGGACGATGGAGTTAACCGCTGAACAGGACATGCCGGACGAAGCCAGAGCCAAGTTGTACCTGGCGACAGGGCGCGCCACGGTGGCGGGTCTGAGCGCCGATAACCTGGGCCAACCCGGTCAGGTAATGGCCGGTATTGAACTGCTGAAACGCGCCATCGAGCTGAACAACAGCTGCGGTGGCAAGAAGGATCTGGAAGGCGCTGAGCGCCTCCTGAAAAAGATTGCTCCCCCACCAGGGAGCTGACCGAGCGTACCCCGCAACCCCGGCGGCCCGGGGCTGAACAGCAGGTTTCTCTCCTTTCCTTGCTGTGACGCCCCGGCCACCGCCGACTTAGGGCTGAACCATGAGCGGATTTATTGCCACCGGCAGCACCGACGAACCCTTTGTCATCACCAATGATGGGTTCTGGCCTGACATCGATGTCGTACACCTGCGATCCGCTATTCGCCTGGATGGCAGCATCACTGACGCACGCATTGAAGTCGTGACCGTCAACGCGTTGATCCAGGTGAACGGCGAACTGGCCAAGGTGAAGCTGAATCATGTGGAGAACGGATATACCACCATCGCGTCCGTACCGGCGTCTGAAGTCAATGGCGAAAGCCACTTCATCCACCTTTACCGCCGTTCGATTTATTGCAGCGTTGGAGCTGAGCTCGCTGAGCGCTATCGCAGTTACGACACCAGCGTCGACGGCAACAAGAACGCCGATGAACTGACACCTTCGGTCGACGAATACCGCCGCGACGCCCGCTTCGCCATCCGCGATCTGCTGGGCGTCGGCCATTCCACCGTAGAGCTCATCTGATGGCGGCCTCTGTTTATGCCGCCCAGGGGGACACCGTTGACGCCATTTGCTGGCGGGTTTACGGCCGCACTGCCGGCATCACAGAGGCGGTACTCGAGGCAAACCCAGGACTGTCGGATTTCGGCACGATCATTCCGCACGGCACTCTGGTAGCGCTGCCGGATATCGCGCCGCAAGCCCCGGAGCTGCAAATGGTGAACCTATGGGATTGAGTCATGCGAAATCGCAAGCACACACACCATCACCTTCAACCTTGGACAGCGGAATCACGCGCATGCCTGACAAACCGGATACATGGGCCTGGTTCGCTGCCTGGCTCGAACTGAACTGGCCTGCCATCTACTCAGGCGGCCTCGCCTGTGTAATCGCCGCGCTACGGATCATCTACGGCGGCGGCACCTGGCGCCGGGTTTTACTTGAAGCTCCGCTGTGCGGCGCCCTCGCGCTTTCGGCCAGTCATGGGCTCTTTCTGCTGGGAATTCCGGCCACCACTGGCCCTTTCTTCGGTGGAGTGATCGGACTGCTGGGCGTTGAGGGAACCCGCGCACTGGCCAAGCAATTCTTCAACCGCAAGGTGGATCAGCTATGAGTGTTTTGCGCCACGGCGATCACGGACAAGAGGTCCGCACACTGCAGCAGCGTCTCAACCTGCACGGCGCCAGTCTGGATCCGGACGGCGATTTCGGTGATGCCACCGAATCCGCGGTGCGTAATTACCAGCGTCAGGTTGGGTTAGTAATTGACGGTATAGCGGGCTCAAAAACCGCTCTGGCGCTGGCCGGCGCAGATTGTTCGAACCTGCTGCAGCACGCCCTGTTGGTGAAGGCGGCTGCACGCCTGGGCGTTGAGCTCGCCGCGATCATGGCCGTCAACGAAGTCGAAAGCCAAGGCAGCGGCTTCCTGGACAACGGCAAGCCGAAGATTCTTTTCGAGCGACACATCATGTATCGCCAGCTCAGCACACCGCGCGCACCTGGTGATGATCCCGCCGATTTGAAGGCCCACGCCGATCAACTGGCTGTGGTCCAGCCCAACCTGGTCAATCCCAAATCAGGTGGTTACGCCGGCGGAACGGCAGAGCACCAGCGCCTGGCGAATGCCCGACTGATTGACGATCTTTGCGCGTTGGAGTCGGCCAGCTGGGGTGCGTTCCAGGTGATGGGTTATCACGCCGTGCGCCTCGGTTACGCAAGCGTGACGGACTTTACCGATCGGATGGCCCGGAACGAAAACGAGCAATTCGAAGCCTTCGTGCGTTTTATCGAAGCTGACCCAGCGCTGCTCAAGGCGCTGAAGGGCAAAAAATGGGCGGCGTTCGCCAAGGCCTACAACGGCCCCAACTACGCTCGCAACCTGTACGACACCAAGCTGGAGCGGGCCTATCAGCGTCACGCTGCAGGCTGCCCCATTCCGGAGGCCGCATGATCGATATCGACGCAGTACAACGCTTGAACGTCCAGGACGGCGATCTGCTGGTGGTGCCAACGGACAGTGACCCGCACGACATGAAACTGTTGTGCGATGCGCTGCACGTCATGGCGCCGGGCTGCAAGCTCATCATCGTTCGCGGCCCGGTGCAGCAGCTGGACGTCGGCGACATGAACAAGCTCGGCTGGTACCGCGCATGAGCACGCTGCGCCAGGCGCTCTACGGCATCGCCTTGCTCGGCTCGATCGCGCTCCTGATCTGGGCCCAGTCCCAGCGGATCGAGGTCGCTGACAAAAATGCCGAGCTGGCGAATCAAGCGGCAGATGCCGCTCGTGATAGGGCAACGCGCAGCGAGGCGACGACCAACCAACTTCAGGCATCGCTGCAGGAAGAGCGGAGCGCCCAAACCGTATTGCGCGGCGTTCAAAACCAACTGCGCCAAGGGCTCGCCACCCGTCAACGAACGATTGAGGACTTGAAACGTGAGAATGCCGAACTTCGCTTTTGGGCTGATCAGTCTCTCCCTGACGCTGCTCGCCGGATGCGCGAGCGCCCCGCCATCACTGGAGCCGCTGCTTATCGCGACTGGTTGTCCGGCCGTAGTGCCTTGCACCCTGTCGGCGACTAAACCGGACAAGAATGGCGCCCTGCTCAACGACCAGGACGTCACCGAGAACGACTGGGCGCAATGCGCTGCGCAGGTCGATATGGTTTACCAGCATCAGCAGACCCAGGCGGGTAAACCATGAACAAACCAGAATCGCTACGCGCTCACCTGCTCGCCTCGGTACCGGAGTTAAAGAAAAACCCCGATCGCATAATGGTATTCATCGACAAAGGCAACATGCGCAGCACCGCTGCCTTTGGTCTGTCGTTCGAATACAGCTACACGCTGAACCTGATCTTCACGGATTACGCGGGCCACCCCGACACTATCGCCATTCCATTGTTCGCCTGGATCCTGGTGAACCAACGGGAACTGATGGAGAACGTCGATCGCAGCAAAACTGCCGTCGCCTTCGAAGCTGATGTCCTGGACAACAGCAAGGTCGACCTGTCGATCAAGTTGCCGCTCACCGAGCGAGTCATCGTCAAGCGCCAGGACGACGGCAAACTGGTCGTCAGTCATCCGCCAGAGCCTGTGGTCGACGATGATCCGTTCACCATGCCTGGGCTTGAGTTATGGACTGCCGGCGGCGAGTTCATCGCACGTTGGGAAAAACCATGAGCAATGACCTGCAGGCACTGGAAACTTGGGTTTCAGTGTTGTTGGGCAAACTCGACGAGGGTGAACGCCGCAAGCTGCTCGGCGCCGTCGCCAGGGATCTACGTCGCAGCCAGTCAAAACGCATCACCACGCAGCGCAACCCGGATGGATCGGCGTTCGCACCGCGCAAGCCCAAAGACCTGCGTGGAAAAAAGGGCCGGATCAAGAACAAGATGTTCGGCAAGTTGAAGACGGCTCACTACCTGCGCACCGAAGCCACAGCCAACGGCGTGTCGGTCGGGTACGTTGGGCGTGTGAGCCGCATTGCCAGGGTCCACCAGTACGGCCTCAAGGATCGACCCGAGCGGGGCCAAGCGGATGTGCAATACGAAGCGAGGCAGTTGCTCGGATTCAGCGGCGACGAGCTGGAAAACATCCGAAATCTGTTCATCGATCACCTTGCCGGCTGACCTTCTCCTGTACGCACTCGCGCTACAGCCCACCGCCGATGCAGCTCGCACGCGCGACCTGCAACA